AAGCTGCCAGTTGGTCAGATTCAGAAAGTACCTTTTTAATACGCCGAGCAGCTTCAGAATTTGCAATCTGTTCTCCACCTACATTACGCCAGTTATGTACAAGAACGTAACGAAAAATGCCACGTCCAGTTCTTGGCTTTTCTTTTGTAATTGCGCTCTCTGGTAAATTCAAAACTGTTACGCCTTCGCCATGAGCGTCATCTGAAACGCTACTACCGTCAGGATAAAATGCTAGAACTGGAGGTTGCCCACCTTGAGCTAGATCGCTGTTTCGAACAAATACTTTCATACTGTTCTCCTCTTAGGCATAGATGATGGAGACTGAATTCAGATTACCAACCTCGCCAGGAGCGGGAGACCAATTTGTCACTGTACAATAAGCAGATTGCACACAACCCATAACCGTAGCCATCATATCGACAGATCCATTGACGATGTTATAGCCATACAACATAAGTATTGAGCTCAAACCTTGAGCAACGGCGCCAGCTGATTGATTCGTTGCTGACATAAAGTATGCCCCACCAGCGGTACCATCGACCGTTGTCGAGGAAAATTGCGAGCCGTAGTAACATCCGATACCATTAAAGTTTGAATATGAGCCACCACCAGCGGCATTGATAGCTCCACCAAAACCAGCGACCATACCATCGCCATGATTGCAATTGGCGTGACACATAGACAAATACAACGTACCTGAAGCGACATCAAACCCAGCATCACCACTACCCCAAACCGTACAACCCCAGCAATTAGCCGAACAACCATAAGCGCAACCAATTCCGGCGCTACCACCACCTGATGGAGTATTTGGTCCAGTTACAAGGAGATTTTTGTAATTGACTGCACCAGGGCCTGTATGCCCAACGCCAAAGCCTTGCTGGTTTGTAAATTTAATTTCGGTCGCATACCTTGCACGTAGCATCTGAATATTGAATGCTGCATCTGAAGCAATTTGCCCAGCGCTAGAACCAGACTTAATAAAATCACCGACACCCGGAGGAACCTGTCCAGCTTTCATAGTTCCAACTAACCAAATTCGATCCGCATCAGCATGATAGGTTTGAATAGTAGGATTACTCGCAGCTTGTCCTGCTGGAGCGCCTGGGCCATAAGTACCAGCAGCCAATTGGATCGTTAATTGAGCCTGAGTTGAAATACGCTTACGACCAAGCGCTGAGAATAGATCACTAGCTTGCTGAACAGTAGAAATGTTCATAGTGGTATTCAAACCGATTAATGGATTTGGATAAATCCAAAATTGCGTACCATCGTAGATAAAAACGAAAACATCACCAGCTTGCATATCACCTGGTAAGAATGGAAAGTTGGGATGACCACCAAGAGCGTGTATAGGCTTATTGCCAAGACCATTGACATTAATATTAGAAGCTCCGTTGTTTGTAGCCACATTCGTATTAGCAATCTTCACCATAAAGATCGTTCCAGCTTGAATCGTTGTGATAGCTGGACTAAAATTAGCAATAACAGTATTCGCAGTTGGCGAAGTATCAACACAATACGGAATGTTGTAATAGTTATTTGTAGGAGGACCAGAAGGAAGTGTCGATCCATGAAAATTGATCATTTGAAAAACAGTACCATCATAAACGAGTTCAGCTAATCCAAAGGCGACAAGATCACCAGCCCCAGTATCGGAGCCGTCTGGCCGTCTAATCGGTACACGACCGGCACCAGCATCAATTGTTGATGGCCCAGTACAAGTGTTGGCGACCTTAACTCGAATAGGCAAACCAATGCTATAAAAACCGAGCGGTGGACTAAGCGCAACCGATAAGGTATTTACTGATCCTGTATCCTCAACGTAATTCATACGTTGAGATCGCATACCTTTTGCGCATTGCTCAAGATCGCCACTATCAGGAGTTATCAAACTATCTGTAATGATATGAACAAGCTCGCGCATCGGATGTTCAAATGCCGCTGCTGGCGGAATTGAACCTTGACGCGCAATAGACGGATCGCCATTGATATATGGCGCATCTGGATCAGAGATACCATAAGGTTGAACGTATTGCACGGTTCATCTCCCGTCTAGGTTAAGGTGTTCCTTGCAAAGGTCCACCAAAGGCGAGCTTACTAAAGTCAGGCACGATGTAAGTTTGCGCTGGTTTCCATCGGTTAAGCAGACAAATAAACTCAGTCGGAATGCTAAACTTCAAATGCGGATCAACACCAGCTTGGCCAGCTGCCGCTCGAAACCAAATCAGTCCAACTTGGCCAACAGAGACTTCCCAATAAAACCTTTGCTCAGGAGGACCAATATACCAACGAAAATTTTGATCCTCAATATCATCAGGTGGCGGAGTGCGTGTATCACCAACGCGAGAGATACCGCACATAAATGGTGCAAATTCTTTAATCTCAATAGTGTAACCTACAAACTCCGCGACCTTCTTAAAATAATTTCGTGACTGGCCACCTAGCCAAGTCATAAAAAGAACAAGCATTTTTTGGCGTTCACCTATCGTTGTTGCTGATGGGAAACAAGGATCAGGCAATCCCCAAGCTCTCTCCCAATCCGGTAACAACTCAATAGTCTTGCGCGGATCACTCTCGCGTTCTAATAGATCACCAGCGCGACCATCAACATATCCCCAATAATCCGCCAACCCACGACAAACCCGTTCAAGAATGGAGCCTGGTTCTTTTGGCCACGCCTGACCAACCGGCAGCAACCTTAAGAATTGCTGCGCGTAATCCGAACCTGAGCGCCTAACATATCTATCCCAATCATGACTAACCATAAACAATATCTCCTAAAACTGCCATATGACCAGGCGACGCCATAACATCATCAGTATAATAAAGAAGATCAACTGATCTCACATTAGGAGTATTCATAATTGCTTGTACTTTCCAAGCACCATAAATAGTTTGCCCCGGAGCCGCCATTTCAAAGAACATTGCTTTAAGGCTACTTTCGACCGCTGCTCGTATCTCTGGCGTATCTGGATTAATGACGCTTATGATGACATCAACTCGTTGCTTAATTGGCGCAAGGACCCAAAAATCCTTTACTGCTACTGGACGAACCGAGTCAATATAATCGGTCACTTGTTGAAGATCGACCGCTTGCGGCCAACCATCATCATCGGCGCGAAGATCATCAAACAAAATTCTTACTGTTACTGTACCAATCCCCATTTCGAGCGGCGCGACCCAAGCTCGCGTACAACCAGGAACAGCGAGTGCCCAAACGACATAGTCGTGTGCGCTGCCACCTTGAGGTGGTTGACGAATACGAGCAAGAACACGAAAACGAAGCTCATCATCCGTCTCCTCTTCAATACCTCCATCAAGATTGACAACTGTAGCTGAGGTAGCAATATTTGGATCTGTAGCAGCCACAGTCAATAAAGTACCAATAGGCTGATTGCCTGCGCTTCCTGGATCGAGCGCACGGATTGGAATAGGAATAGGTACATCTGGTCCAGTTGCTACTGCTAATTGCGTGGTCTCATAACCAACTCCATCAGGTGATGTTAATTGAGTCCCAAATGGAATGATGATACCAGGAGCTGTTGCTCCAAAATCTGCTATACCAGACGCAAGGGTCGCCAACTTTCGACCAGTGGTTCCATCGGAATTAACTAACCAAATATCACCATGCCGATCTAACCACTCATGTTCAGCAGTATCGGGTAAAAGTTGCAATGCTAACCAATCTATGAATTGTAATGTAAGATGACATAGCGCCCCCATCGCGTCCGACATAACGCGCAGAACGCTATTAGGAATACTCGCGTCTGCGCCAGGCAAATTGCCACGAATGGCATCGCGTACTAGCGAGCGTACCGTCTTTAGAGTTGGAGTTTGCCAAGGCATAGTTTATAAGAACGGTTGAGGTGCACCTTCTGGGTTTGGTAGTATTCCAACATTCCAAGAGCTACCAGTCGCGATAATATCATTCCATAGGATTTGATATTCCATTTCAATCTCAAGCGTCGGTCCACGATATAACCGCACAACTGCATTAATTTGATCGCGACCTACACGCTGCGCTTGAACCCACATCTTTGATCCGATACGTCGATCAATAAATGGCTGAATCGCGGCACGAATGTATTGTTCTACTCTCGTAACAGTCGCGCCTTCCCATGACTCTGGACCTACGATCTTTGCGCGAGTAAGCAACCAAAGCTTACAACCAATATCCCAACCATCCCAAATTTCCTTCGCATCTAAATCGCCCCACCAACCTCTCCGATCCGTCGAATCAGGATCAGGCAAAATATCCGTAGGACCAGCAAGCGCATCCGTTCCTAAAGCGACAATAACGGCTGTCGCCAGCGCCTGAGTTTCATCGAGCGTACCATCATTCAAAAGTAGCCAATCAACGCTGACCGTCGATTTGGCATACGGATGTAGGAAGTTTGTATTTTGAACTAACCTTATATCAGGCATGACCGTTGCTCATCGACCTTATTCTAACTCGCCGCGCCTCCAGCAAAAGAGCTTTAGCGATCGCACAAGCTTCCTCCGCACTCAAAAATATACTTTGTAATGGTTGATTTAATTGTACTACGATCAAGCCATTAGGGTGACTTGCAATAGTAGCCTCCAAATCAACTTCCGACTCCTTTATCTTCTTGCGAGACCACATATCGAGGCACTTCTTCTTTAGGCTCATCTGGTAACTCCTCAACAATTACCCCAACTTGTCGCGATACGATATATGTTGGATTATCCTCAGACTGCTTTGGATTTGTTTCAAAAATGGGAATTTCTTTAATACGTGCCACCGTCTAATCCTGTTACTTCAAAACCGCTGATCGTAACGTTGGCGCTACCGTCGAAGCTCGCTGATGTTGCCGTGATCGTAGTACCACCTGTAGCCGATAGACCTATCGTGCGCGCAGTCGCGATCTTGATAACGCTGAGAGGCGTAGCATTACCATCACCAGTCATCGTCGCATCATGGCTAACCGCGGTGATGCCTCCACCAGGAGCCGCTGTCCAACTTAGATTGCCGGCTCCGTCTGTCGTTAGGATATTGGTATTTGCGCCACCAGTAATCTTTAATGTACCAACCGCAATAGTCTTTGTACCCGTAATTGTTTGCGCTCCAGCAATTTCAACTTGCCGAGCGGCGCTAACGAGCGTCAATACTGCTGTCGGCGTAGTACCAATGTAGAGGCTGGCAGGACCGCCACCTGGGTCTTGAAAGGCAAGCTCCCCCTCCGATAAGCTAGAAGGAACGCCAGCCGATCCGACACGACGTTTGATCTTTATAACTGCCGACATCTGATTCGTCCTTTAACGATAACGCTCTGATTTTAACAAGTCAACATCAGCTCTTAAAAGTTCAATGCTCTCGCGTATTTTGTTAAGTTCATCAGCAATCGTTCCCGCAATTCTTGGCTTAGGCATCGATGCTCGCTGAGCTTTAACAGCTGCCTCGGTTTCAGCTTTTATCTTAGCGTCCAAAGCTTCCTTCACAGCTAAGTCGCGAGCTTCTTTATTAGCATGCAAACGATCTACTGACCGTAAAATTTCATCACCGAATGGCCACGGCATCGGACCACCATCGACTACGTTATTGCCTTTCTTGAATGTGTGACGAATACCCGGTTCATATTCTATACTGGTGATCCCATATGGCATCGCCGGCATCGGCTGACCATAATCACGTTCAAAATTTTCTGGCGTCTCGCCATAATGCCGTCCATCAGGCGTCCGTACCCAGATCATATCAATCATTTGATGAACTTGTTGCATGAAGCCCTCAAAGCTTAATCATGATGTTCCAGAATGTTGACGGTTGCATTACGTTAGCTGCGGTACCACTTCCAGTATTTGCAAGAGCGATAGACGAAGCACCTGGATTAGTAGGAACGATATAGCTATCGACGCTGTCACTGAAGATTTGTCCACTCCATGTCATAGCATTATTCGTGGTTACACCATGAGTATGTACACTCAATTCTGCTGATGATTGAGCATGTGATTCTTCACCTACGTTGAATCCCAAAGATCGTGAAGTTAATCCAGCACCAGCTCCGGCAGTTACAATAGCGCGACCCAGTTGTAGCGGCAATGGTAATCTATAATGAGAATTATAATCCGTTGTTGCATTTCCACTTCTACCAACCGCTGTTCCAGAGCTATTTTGAACTTGTAACTCGAAATAGCCAGTAACAGTATGAGTACCCGATTGAGTGCCG